CCAGGCCGATGACCCGAACGTCGCCTTCAAGGACGCCGACTACGCGCTGCTGGTCGGGGCGCGTCCGCGCGTGGGCGGGCCGGACCTCACCGACCGCGAGAAGGCCCACATGATCCGCCAGCCGAGCAATTCCATCGGCAAGGAGGGGCGCGCCGACCCCGTGGCCTCGTGTCTCGAGCGCGGCTACCAGCGCCGCGGCGAGTGCCCGAACACCGGCGGGCCGTGGTGGGGCGTCGATGCCCTGCGCAGCACGCCGGAGCAGCGGGACGGGCTCAGGCTGTTCTCTGGGGCGTGGACCCAGGGCTACCTCGACGAGATCGAGGGCTTCCCGGACGGCGACATCTGCGACGTTGTGGACGCCACGAGCGGCGCCTGGGCATGGCTGGAGGCGCACCCGTTCTCGGCCGGGCCGATGGATGCGAAGCTGGAGCCGAGCGTGCCCCAGACGCTGCGGGGGGCGATGCACCCGGAGGAGCGAGAGGAGTTGGAGGAGCGCGAGAGGGGGCGGCGGTGGGGGCCGGCGTAGGCCGCCCCTTGTTGTTGCGACTGAGTCTCAATAAGATCGGGGCATGGCGAACGAGATCCCCGGCGTTGAGCACTACCAGACCATGACCAACGGGTTCGAGCTTCCGAGCGACCCGAAGCCGGTTTCAGAGACCGCGATTCGGGAGCGGGAGAAGGCGATCAGCGAGGGCCGTCTGCACGCTCCGTCACGTAGCGCCATCCGGAAGGCCATGGAGGATGCGCTCGAGCCGGCCGCGGAGCCGGAACCGACCGTTCGCGACGTCGCCGCGCTCCTGTTGGCGATCGACCAGAGCCTGCGGGATCTCGAAGGCCGGATCATCGCGGCGCTGAAGCCGCCGCCGTCTGCGCCATCCCCAGAGCCGACCGCGACCGAACCCTCCTGATCCCGTAGCCACCGACCAGAGGTAGACCGATGGCCAGCGAGATGCGCCTGTACAACACCAGTCAGCAGATCTACAACCAGTCGCTGACCTCGGTCTACCGCAACGGCACCCAGGTCTTCGATGCCAGCGTCTGGCTCGCCCGCGACCCGGACGCCGAGGAGAAGATGCTCCGGGATGCGGACATCTCCTACGCCGTGAGCTACCGGCAGGCCCTGGTGGCTGGCCGGCAATGGACGCTGCAACCGAAGATGAAGGGCTCCCCCCGTGCCGATCTGTCGGTGGACGTCGGGACGCAACTGCTCGGCGACATCAAGCAGTTCACGGCCGCGCGCCAGCTCCTGAGCAGGGCGTTCTTCCATGGCCAGCGCTGCGCCCGCATCCACGGCCACACGCGCCGGATGACCATCGGCGACGGCCGCGAGCGCACGTGGTGGCTCCCGACCCGCCTGGAGGACCTCGACAAGCGCAGTTACCGCATCGTCCCACGCAACGACCGCAAGAACATCGAGGCGCACTGGGAACGCTGGGACGTTGCCGCCGGGCAGTGGGTCACCGATACCCCGCTCGACAACCTGCACACCATCCGGCACACCTACCAGGACGAGCAGGGGACGCTCGGCTACGGCAGGGCGCTCCGCGAGGCGCTGGGGTGGGTCTGGTACACCAAGGTCCACATCTTCCAGGAGTCACAGCAGTCGGTCGAGCGCTTCGCCCAGGGCCTCGTGCACGTCAAGGTGAACGGGGCTCGCGATGCGGAGACCCAGAAGCCGAACAGCGCGGTCATCCAGGAGTGGCTGACAACCATCTCGAACATGATGGCGCGGCACGTCCTCGTGACTGACGAGGCCGACTCGGTCGAGATCATCGGCGGCAACGCGACGGGCTGGGAGCTGATGAAGGACCTGCGCACGGAATTGCGCGGCGCCGCGATCACGCTCGTCTTGTGCGCCAACCTGCCGACCTCGGCCAACGAAGGCGGCAGCTACGCGCTCGGCGAGATCCAAGAGAACAGCACTGAGGCGCTCGTGCAGTTCGACCGCCAGGCGCTCGAGGAGACGCTCACCGACCACCTGATGGAGTGCGTCTGGTGGAACAACCAGGCCAACCTGCGCGAGCTCGGGATCGCCGACGAAAAACCGCTGTTCAACGTCAAGCAGGAGAAGAAGCTCGACCCCAAGGAGCGGGCCGACGTGGCGAACGTGCTGCACGGCATGGGCGTCGCGCTGGCGAAAGAGGACGTCTACGAGCAGACGGGGTTCCGGGCGCCGCAGGAGGACGAGGAGATCATCGCCGGCGCCGTGGCGCCCTCGCCGATGGCTGGCATGGGGCTGGGCGGAGGATTCCCGCCGGAGGGCCAGCCTTGAACTTCCTACCCATGCTGATCCTGCTGATGGCGTGGCACGCGCTGGCTGACTACCCGTTGCAGGGCGACTTCCTGGCCAAGGGCAAGAACCCCACGCATCCGATCCCTGGAGTGCCCGCCGACATATGCATGCGGGCACACTGCTGGATCCATGCGGGCGGCGTGTTGGTCATCACGGGCAGTTGGGCCTGCGCCTTTGCCGAGTTCGTGCTGCACTGGTGCATCGACGACGCGAAGTGTCGCGGCCGGATCACGTTCCGGGCTGACCAGCGAATGCACGCGTCCTGTAAGATCGTGTACGCGGCGATCTGCGGGGGGTGGACCCTATGAACCTCGAAGTCGACCGCTTCCTCGAAGACATGGAGGGCCGCTACGCCGGTCACTTCCGCGACGCGATCGGAGGACTCGTGGTCGCCATGGCCCGAGGGAATCGGTTCGCGATCCTCGACGCAACGACCGTGCTGCGGAGCCTGATCGGCGAGACGATGGGCGTCGGCGAGGTGCTGAAGCTGCGCCTGGCGGACAAGCGCGCCGCGCTCGATTCCGTTGCGCGTCACCTGGGCATGTTCAACGACAAGCTGGACCTGAACGTCACCGGCCCCCTGGCCGAACGACTGGCACGAGCCCGCGCGCGCAATGGCTGATCCCGAGCAGGAGCTCGTCGAGCTGGCCGCAGCCTGTACGCACGACCCGGTGCGCTGGACACAGTTGGCCTATGACTGGGGACACGGCGAGCTGGCCGACTACGACGGGCCGCGCGATTGGCAGGCCGAGATGCTGGCCGAGATCCGTGACCACCTGCAGAACCCGGCCACGCGCCACCAGCCGCTGATGGTGGCCAGGGCATCCGGCCACGGCATCGGCAAGTCGGCCGGCATCGGCATGGTGGTGAATTGGGCGCTTTCGACCTGCGAGGACACGAAGGTCGTCATCACCGCGAACACCGACACGCAGCTGCGCACGAAGACTGCGCCCGAGGTGGGCAAATGGCAGCGCCTGTCGATCACCTCGCACTGGCTCGACGTGCAGGCCACCAGCGTGGCGGCGCGCGACAAGGACCACGCGAAGACCTGGCGTGCGGACTTCGTGCCGTGGTCCGAGCACAACACCGAGGCGTTCGCCGGCCTGCACAACAAGGGCAAGCGGATCGTGCTGATCTTCGACGAGGCCTCGGCCATCGCCGACAAGGTGTGGGAGGTGGCCGAGGGCGCGCTGACCGACGAGGGTACGGAGATCATATGGATCGCCTTCGGCAACCCGACGCGAAACGTTGGGCGCTTCCGTGAGTGCTTCCGCCGGTTCAAGCACCGGTGGAAGGCGCGCCAGATCGACAGCCGCACCGTGGAAGGCACGAACAAGGAGCAGATTGCCAAGTGGGCAGCCGACTACGGCGAGGACTCCGACTTCTTCAAGGTCCGCGTGCGCGGCATGTTCCCGTCGATGAGCGCGCGCCAGTTCATCGGCGAGGCTGACGTGGCCGCGGCCTATGGCAAGGTGCTGCGCCCCGAGCAGTACGAGTTTGCGCCGAAGATCCTGACGGTCGACCCGGCCTGGGAAGGCGACGACGAGTTCGCCATCGGCCTGCGGCAAGGCCTGTCTTTCCGCATCCTGCGGACCATGCCGAAGAACGACAACGACCTGGTGGCGGCGCGCGTTATCGCCGACCTCGAGGACGAGCACAAGGCCGACGCGGTTTTCGTTGACGCCGGCTACGGTACCGGCATCGTGTCGGCCGGCCAGGGTATGGGGCGCGACTGGACGCTGGTGTGGTTCGCGGGGGCGTCCGCAGACATCGGGTGCCTCAACAAGCGCGCCGAAATGTGGAAGGCGGCCCGCGACTGGCTGAAGTCCGGCGGTGCGCTGCCCGACGACCCGCAGTTGCGTGACGAGCTCCAGGCGCCCGAGATCGTGCCGCGTGCTGACGGCAAGGTGCAGATCGAGAGCAAGAAGGACATGAAGACGCGCGGCGTGCCGTCACCGAACCGGGCCGACGCGCTCGTGCTCTCGTTCGCCTTCCCCGTCGTCAAGCGCAACCCGCTCGACGCCTACCGCAACGACCGCGGCAGCCGCGGCGACTACGACCCCTATCGCGCCATGCGCTGACGGGGTGCGCGTGGTTCGTGCGCGCACCCGTATCGTCGGCGCCATGGCCATCGAAATCCGCGAAGTCCGTGTCGGCGACTACCTCGACCAGGTGGGCGCGCTGGCCGCCCTGAACTGGGCGGAGACCGGGTTCGACTTTCCGCTGGACCTGTCACGCGCGCACTACGAGGCACTGGACGCGGCTGGCGTACTTTTTGCCCTGGCCGCGATCGATGACGGCGCGCTGGTGGGCTACTGCACCGCGGTCGTGTCACCACACCCGTTCAACCCCGCGGTGGTGTGCTGCGCGTCCGACGCGATCTTCGTGCATCCCGACTACCGCAGCGGCTCGACCGGCGCGCGCCTGATCCTCGAGGCCGAGCGCGTTGCAACAGAGCGCGGCGCCATGCGCATGCTGTGGCACACCCGAGCGGGCACGCCGCTGGCCTCTGTGCTCACCCGGCGCGGCTACGAGCCCGCCGACATCACCGTCATGAAGAGGCTGAATCATGGGAATTGAAGCGGCAATCATCGGCGCCGCAATTGCTGGCGCAGGCGCGTCCGCCTACTCGGCGAAGAAGCAGTCCGACGCGCAGAAGAAGGCGCAGCGCTCGGCCGAGGCGATCGCCGAGAAGCAGAAGAACCAGGCCGAGCGCGAGTTCAACCGCGCGAACGCGAAGACGCCCGACCTTGCTGGCATCATG